GCCACCACCATAGTAGGTAGTTACGGCAGGTGATTTAGGCGATCCACCAGAGGTAGTACTACCAGTACCACCGCCACCGCCACCACCGCCACCACCAGCTAAAGTGCCGTTGTTAGTAAGTATAAGTGCGCGGTTTACATATACTGCATTACCACCGCCACCACCGCCGCCACCAGGAGATGGAATAGTACCACCGTTACCACCGTTACCGCCTCGACCAATAACTGTTCCGTTGTTAACTACGGTTACTGTATCCCCAGCGTTAAACGCGTTGGGTACATTAAGTGCGTAGGTGCCTGTAGACGAAGAACCAACCACGACTCCAGGGTTAATGGTTAATGTTACATCTGTTATACCTGCAACATATAAAGGACTTGCATTTGCTTGAGTAAAAACATTGTAGTTTTGCGTATTAGCGGATATGGTAAGCGGTACAGCAATGCGATTAGTTGCGCCGTAAAAGTCTTGCATTTCAATAGCGCCTGACTCAGGTATACTTGCATTTGCTGGAGCGTCCGGAACTAAACTACCTCCTCGGTAGTATTCACTCATAGAATTAGGTGTTGTATCACCAAACTCGGTAGCGATCTCAGATATTTTTATTGGGCCAGAACCAGGAATTGCCATTTATTTACCCTCTTTAAGCCTCGCAACTTCATCGGAAAGTTCTTTAACCGCTTCGATTAGTACCGCTACAAGTCTTTCGTATTTGACGGCTTTGTACCCTCCAGAGTTTTCAGCAACAATTTCTGGAAATACTTTTTCTACTTCTTGAGCAATAACGCCAATATCTTGTTTACGCACAAATGTACCGTCTTCACCACCTTTAGACTCAATGTACGCCGCTGTCCAATCGTACCGAACCCCGTTCAGTTGCTTTACTATATCAACCGCGTTATCAATGTTAATTATGTTTTCTTTTAGTCTTTGGTCTGATGAGTAAAAAGCAGTCACATCGTTAGTTGCTCGTATCTCACCAGTTGTACCTGATGCGGCTGTACCTACTCCAAAAGAGTCAAACTGTACATCACTTGTCGTAACGAGGGCTTGATTAATCGCTGTTAGGTTAGTATTGAACGCCTGTACGTCAGAGCCAATAGCAACACCCAATGCTGTTCTAGCAGCACTAGCGGTGCTCGATCCTGTACCTCCATCAGCAACAGCAAGATCTGTAGCCAGTGTTAACGAGGCTAAATGATTCATAGCGTTAACAACGTCTGTACTATTGTTATACAAGAACATTGTTTTACCTGCAGGCACAGCTACTCCTGTTTGCCCTGAGACCTTAACAGTACACGCGTCGGCCAATGCGTTGTTAATTACGTACAGTTTTTCAATGGCTGGAACAATTAAGTTACGTGCCCCACCCGATGTACCTGTTAGATTTAGTCGTAGATTACGTGCTGGTTGTGTAGCGTTGTCGTCTGTTAAGCTGAGCGTTACATCGCCACTGGAAAAAGACACATCTGCTGAACCTACTATAGATTCCTCTATTGCGGTGCCTAAGTTTACGTTAGTTACATTACCCCAAGCTCCGGCGTTATCACCAGTACCCATGAGTTGTAACTTAAGATTCGATGAATATGTTGATGCCATTTTTTACTCCTAGGCGGCTATTGGTAGCCAATTTGGTGTTTGATTATCGTCTATATCACTCCACACAAGTGAAGTAGTTGTAGAAATTGTTGCGGCAACCCCTGTGATTGTAACAGAAGAGTCTATTCTTGCTGTAGTTGTTCCAACTGTAACAGAGCTTTGAATCCCCGATACGGTTACATAGTTAGTAGTAATAAATCCTAATGTGCCTGTACTAGCAGTTGCTTGTAAACCTGCTGGAGATCCTTTAGCCCCTGCCGCAGCTGTAACACTGCCCACAGATACACTAGCTGAAACTCCATTAACTGGGTGGTCTGCACCCGCCTCAACTTCTACTCCGGTACTTAAAGACGCTGTAAGTGGTGTTCCTACTAAGGTTAGATTCGCATCGCCTGTATAAGTAGCTGTCCCTTTAGCGGTAGTGCCTTGTACTCCTGTTACAAAAACATCAGCAGATCGAATACCGCCCCAGCCTTGAGCAGGGTCATTCCACGTATTGTACCCCCATGTAGTAGGTAGTAATACCGCATCCTCGCCAAGAGCAGATGTAGCTCCTACCCCAGTAACAGTCACACTTGCTGGAATACTGGCTACTGCCGTGCCTAAAGTAGCTGTTGCAGGTACCGCAGTTAACGTAACATTTCCAATACCTGTGACACTTAAATCACCTGCTACGCCAAGACCTGAAACACCTGTAACTCCGTGATTTGAATCTGCATCGAGCGCTACATTATCTGTTGAAGCAGTTGACGTTACACCCGTTAAGTTTACATCTATACTTTCCTGCTTGTTAGCATTTCCAACGCTCGAAGTCGCGGCTACTCCGGTAACAGATACAGAGGCAACGACAGTACCTCCCCACCCATTATCGTTATTCCAAGTAGACTCGTTCCAAGCAATTACGGACATATTAGTTAAGCGATTCTAATAATTGCGTTTGTCGCGTCATTAGTTGGGAAAATAACTGTAAAGTCTCCAGCTGTTGAAGTCTTATCACCACCAAAGTCCAGAACTGCTACTGCTGCATTTGGAACCGCACCAGAAATACCATTAGCTGACGGGGTGTTGTTGTAGATAAGAGCACCACGGGCTGTAACTGTTACGTTAGAAAACGTAAGGTCACTAAAGTCTGTAAAGCCAGTACCAGCGGTCACACTAGTTTCTGTTTTAGCCACACCTGTATTAGTGAGGTTTGCACCACCAGCAGTGTATCCAGTACCTGATACTTCGTTAGTAGCAGAGTATGCTGTAGTGTTTGCGTTGATTGTAGCTGAAGAGGTATAAAGCGCTAGCTTAAAGGTATCTCCAGATGAGTTACGAAAATCGTGTACAGCCAACATAAGTTCAGCTTTGAAAGAAGTACACATTGCTTGTGAAATTGCCATGATTGGCTCCTTATGAATCTAAGATTGATATAAGTTCTGAATAACCCGCGTTGGTGAGCTTGTTAGCCAGAGTTACGTTGTGAGACCTTACAGCCTCGTTTAAATAAAAAATTAGAACTTGTTTGATTTGCGCTCTAAAGGCTTCTGCTTGATCTCTAATTGCAGGGTGTGATTGTGATCCCACCGAAATAATTTTATCTAGTGCTCGTTCTGCTATTTCTTCAGGTGTAAACCCTCGACCACTTGTAGTAGCAACTGTTATACCATCTCCACCTAGCAAAAAAGAAAGTTTTTCGGTTTGCATATTATTTAACTGGATACCTTACTTGTGGGGTTCTATACATATCTTGACGATTCTTAGCATCACCAAGCATCTTAATTAATCCTAGTGCTTCGTCGTACCGTTTTTGGTAATTAACAATCTCGTCTGGTTCTGCTTTCATAAACGTAGCAGCTTCCATCAAAGACCCATACAGAAGTACAGAATCAAAATCATCTCCTAAATAAGATGTCCCCGCGTCTACAATAGACTGTGGATAATAAAAGTAATGTAACTCCATTGCGTAGTTACTGTTTGGTGTAGGCCCAAGAATAAAAGAAGTGTTGTCAAAAATAGCATAATGCGTAGGAACACCTGTTGCTGTTGGGTCTGGAAAAGACTCACGCACAAAATTAACGTCTTTATTTAAAAGAAACGTTTGACTACCATCAGCAGCTATAACAGCTAAAGAAAATGTAGACAACCAATCTAACGGTATCCCTAAGTACTTATTATCTGTAGTCAGATTACCAGTTACGTTTTTTCGTAAATCAGGCAGTTGAACGACATTAAAAACTCGTTGCTCAGCTTGACGTATAAACGTATCAATCTGCTCTTTACCAGTAAAAGAGGTCAATGTACCCAAGTTAGTAGGGTCATCTACAGATGTACTAGGAAACGTGTTCTCAACGTAACCTTGAATCGTTTTAAATAAAGTATTGTAATTCATTTAGCCCATCTTTTTGCTATGACCAGTTCCTTTAGTAGCCGCACCAGTACCACGAGTTTTTTGTGTCTGAGTATTTGCTACCTTGTTTGGGTACCCGTCTACATTTGGTACAGGTACTTCTTTTGGTTGCCTAAATTTTCCTGTATCTTCCATATCAGTTCCTTAACTAGTTGTTATTGTTACTACACCTATTTGCCCATCACTTACTAAATCATCTTCGAGACCACTAAGTTCTAGTGGGTTGTCAAGTCCTACTGGATTCCAACCCCATTGTATATCTCTAGACTGTTCATAGCTATTATCCGGCCTAGGGTTACGTAATGCTTGTGGATCATCTACAGGGTACATACCCAGTTGATTTTGTGGTTGATCCGGCTCCCAACAAGTAGGACACACCAGAATGTTAACATTTTTGGTTTTTATCGTTAACTCTTTTAATTGCTTGAGCTTATATTGAAAACCGCAACGATCACATTCTGCTATTGCATTTTTGCCAGAAGCAAACTTATTAGCCATATAACTTTAATAAAACATCTGTCGAGGAGCTAACCTAAGAGAAGCCTTTTCTCTATCCTCAGTTGAAGCAAAATTCCATTGTTCTTCGTACGCCATTTTTAACATCTCAGTTCTATTTAGCGCCTCTGGTAGTTTTAAAGACAGATAATACGCTAACCCTGCAACCATGCAAGGGAGGAATCTAAACGGTATATCCTCAGTATTAACCCCGTTACCAGCATCTTGTATACGTCTAAGTCTCCAATAAGTAAAAGTGTAAGTATCGTTATTAGGTACAGGCCAGACGTTTATAGTAGGGTATGCTATCCCAGTTGTAGGTTCTGTTGCACCAGACTGTCTGTCTATCCATACTTGGATCGGTCTACCCTGA